GTCATCTGCGGCGGCAAATAAAATAGAAGTAGGATTACGATACCCATAATCATACACTACATAGTGATTCCACCACTTTGGAATAGCAAATGGCTTTACAGAGTGCGTTTCTTCTTTAAATTCTGGATATACAAGTCCTGCAAAATCGTCCCAACTACAGTAAACGTATCGGTTGACCCATTGGTCTGGCATGGAGAGTAGGTGCTTAATATAGTCTGCTGGTAAGTGAGGATTGTCGGAATATAATTTTACTTCTTCGTCTGTTTCAGGAGGCGGTGCATCTGGTTGCCATGTCATGGTTTCAATTAAACGATAATCACCTTTTTTCTTGTTCTGTTTTTCCTTATCCTTCTTCCATCTCTTCCATACCCAATCGTGACCCGCTGGATTTGAGGTATGAAAACTACATCTCATGGCGTTTTTTCTACGCATTTGTCCCGCGGCAGCAATAAATGTAGCTTCGGTCATTTCTTCAATCTGATCAAACGCAAACCAACCCAAATTCATAGATTTTATACGCTGAATAGAGTCACGGGAGTCATCTAATGCCATATAAACTATTTTAGAGCGGTTTTTAAAGATAATTTCTCTATCTTGGGCGCGATGTTTCTGAATAAATCCTTGACCAAGATCGAGCAACTGTATTAAAGTTGACTTCTTAAACGAATCCAATACTTTTCTGCCCATTAATCCTAAATTGCCTTGAAATGCAGCACTTTGGTGAATTGCCTCCATACACATAGCTTCAGTTTTACCCGTACCTAATGAACCTGCCAATACTTGATGCTTACTCCAACCAGTAAACAAATGAAATTCTTCTTGATGATCTAATGGGGCAGTTATATTTCCTTCCCCGTCTCTATAGGATATATTTACATCCATTATGCCTGTGACCTATAAAATAATTCCCAATCTAATGGAAGTTTACCATTTTGATCTAATTCAAACAAATCTAATGCAAAATTAGTCGCCTCTTCTGCGGTTTTTGGTGATAAACCGAAAGAAGTACGCAAAAACATACAATATATGTCTCTAGGAGTCATAAAGATGTTATCTTTTATTGATTCTCGCTCTTCGCGAGTTAGCTCAACTTCATCTTCTTTAATACGCTTGCTCTATCCTTTGGCGATGTGCCTGATACTACTACATTCACTTGTGTATTTTGTTGGTTGACCCGATCACGATACTTGGCGGGATCATGCGCCTTTAATTGAAAGATACGTTCTGTAATATTACCTGGCTTGGCTGCTTGCTCAAAAGAAGTTTTTTCGAGTCCATCCAATCGTTCAGCTACAAATCCTTCTCTTATAGATTGAACCGCTTGCGCAAACGCAGGGTCACCTTTCATTGCGAATCGTACTGAAGCTGGAAAGAAACCCATTTCTTTTGCTGCATGGGAAATAAATCCATTGTGCGCGACCAAATAAGATAAAAACTTATCTTTCTTTGCTGTAAACCTAGTTTTTAAGCCAGTTTCTTCCTCATATTCTTTCAGAAAGTTCTTTAAATAGGGATTATCCTGTACTTTTTTCGTAGCCTGCTTAATTACTTGGGTTTTAGTTTTCTTCGGCATATAACTATAACGAAAACATACAGTTATAGTTCCATCAATAGCAAGTATAAAAAAAACTTTCTAGGTTAGAAAAAATATCTGGAGAGTATAATACATACCCTACCGATGTCGCCGAGCGGTTATGGGGGGGGGGGTGGTTGACCCGTGATTTTTGCCCGCAGATTTGACACCTTATAATATAAACGCCCGCCGATTTCATATCACTTTAACTGCATAAGTCGTTGTTTTTATTGCACTTATAGTTAATTTCCAGGTAGTGCGCCCGTATCATTATACTATTTATTTATAGTTATTACTATTTATTACTAGGAATGAGCAATTATAATTAGTAAGATTAGTCAACAACAAACACGGAGTAATCATGAATTTGAATTATTTTAAATTAGAAAATAAAGAACAAGAGCAATTTATTATTGCGTGCCTTGCAAGGTTAAATGGGTTTTGCGGTAAGCATGAAAAAGTCAAACCGATACTAATAGTATCTAATCAGGGCGAAATAGAAATTAAATTTTCTCTTATATATAAGTATGATAGAATATTAGATGGTAGTTACAAAACCATAGCTAAGTATTTGACAGATGAATTATATAAAACTATGGATGAAGGAAGAGAAGAGTAGACTCTTTTATATAGGGAAAAGTTCGGGCGGTTTGTAGTAATTCAGCTATTAACCGCCCTTAATTAAACATTTAAAAAACAAAAGGAGTAAAATAACATGAATAAACACTATAAAGGTACTTTATTAAGTCCACCGAATACCAATTTAAAAGCACAAAAAAACTTAGGTTTAAAAGTTCACACCTATTTTTTAAGCCTTGCTCCTAGTGATATTAGCGGTTTTAATGTTTGCCCCATTGCAAACAAAATAAGCATAAAAGAAGACCACAAACAAAAAAGCAATTGTTCAGCGGTTTGTGTCGCATTTAATGGAAACGGAAATTATCCCAACGTAATTAAATCTAGAATCAATAAAACAAAACGTTTTTTTGAAGACCGCAATAATTTTTTAAATGATTTAATTTTAGATATATTTAAAGCAGTTGAATATTCTAAATTTTACGGCTTTGAACCTACATTCAGACTTAATTCGTATAGTGATATAAAGTGGGAAAATATAAAGATTGAAAGCTTTGGAGGTTCAACAATTTTTGAATTATTTCCCGATGTTACATTCTATGACTATACCAAGCACACCAACAGAAAGACACCTTCAAATTATCATTTAACGTACTCACATTGGGGTAAGTGGAACACGACTAAAAAACAAATGAAAAAAGGGTTAAACGTGGCTATGGTATTCAATACAAAAAAAGCCGATAAATTTAATAAAATGTTTATGGGTCTAAATGTAGTTGATGGAGATAAGACCGACTTAAGAACCGCCCAAAATGACGGAATAAATACCATTGTAGGACTTAGAGCCAAAATGAGCAAAGCAAACATTCAAAACGAACTACAAAAAGAAATATCATTTGTAGTCAATCAAGCTTAATATTGCTCCGGGGGAGGGTGGATTAAAAGAACTCCGCAAAGTTACCGCCCTCCCTTTTTAAAATTAGATTCAAGGAATAAAGAAAAATGAAAGCAATAAAAAGAGCCACATTAAAAGAAATAAAAAAAGCGGTTAAAACTTTAAATAATAAAGATGGTGAAATATTTTATATTAATCATGTTCTACCATTTGATAAGAGATCTATAAACGAGATACTAAACAAGGAGCAACAAAATAATGGATAATACAATAGCAACATTAATCATAGGCTTTATTTTTTACATAATGAAAGCGCAAAGAGATTTAAATCTAGAACGTATAAATTGCGATAAGTGGAGAGAGACCGCAATTCTTTTAAATAAGCAATTAAACAAGTTAAACGGGGGTAAGTAAAATGAAGTTAGATAGATTAATTAAGAACTTAACAGACTATAAAAAGAAATACGGGAATTTAGACATAGTGTACGCTAGTGACGATGAATGCAATAGGGTTGAAAGCGTTAAATTTGACCCTACACCGATGAAAAAAGGTAAAGGCGGGTATTATGATACCGAAACCAAAAAGCCCACGCATATTTGCGTTAATTAAGATGAAATATTATACATCACATAAAACAATGGAAAACCTAATTGAGTTCTTACGATGGTTAACCTTGAACATACATAAAGGTTTACTATTAATGGACATCAAAGATTGGGAGATTAAAAAACGAGGTAAGCATTATGACCTATATTTAGATTATGATGCAAAGGAGGTGAAATAGTGAAAATATTAATAGCTTGTGAGGAAAGCCAAACCATAACCAAAGCATTCAGAAAAAAAGGTCACGAGGCATATAGTTGTGACCTTCAAGCAGAAAGCGGAGGACATCCCGAATGGCATATAAAAGGAGATGCATTAAAGGAAGCATATAGCGGTAAATATGATTTAATGATAGCGCACCCGCCTTGTACATACTTAGCGGTAAGCGGTGCTAGATGGATGTATAATAAAGATGGTTCACGGAAT